TTTTTGTTTCCATAGCTATACTATATCTGCCTGAAACTGCAGAGTAAATCCTGCGATCCTGAAGCGCAGTCCTTCACCGCTGTTGTTGTAGTACCACAGGTCTCCGGTGGTAGTTGAATTTGTGGTTCGTGCATTTAAGCCTATGCGATGTATGCCGTCAACGCGCTTGTTGTTCATTGAGAGCCCGTTCGTCCCGAAGACTGCTATTTGCGTACCATCATTGAAAATGTACACCCCGTAGGAGCTTCCCTCTGCCTCTATCCATATGTTTCCTCCGTTCAGTGCGTGGAAGTATAGGTTCGTTGTGTCGGCGTAGAGTCCTCCGCGCTCTGCCCCTGATGAGTTGTAAAATGTTATCTCGTCTGTATCCAGGGTGATGCGGAGCTCTCCGGAGGAGTCGTATACATTCAGTGCATCGTCCCCATCATCAAGCTCTACGCGAGAGCCTGATGACGATGTACGAATAAGGGCACCGGTTATAGTTCCCGATGTTAGGGTGAGCGAGGTGATGGTGTTGGTTTGGATCTCGTTTGCAGTTATTGAGTTGGCCGCTATATTGTCTGCAGTGAGTAGAACGCCCACACCCCCTGATCCTCCGAATGCCTGGAAGATAGCTTTCTTCCCCGATGCTACGTTCTGTGCCACGCCCATGAGCAGTTTGTTCGGTCCCACAGCATTGGCCGCGGTGGTCGTATGCTGGAGAACGGTCGGTGTCACGAGGTCGAAGTAAATGTAGGTAAGCGATGACATTGTCCCGGTGGTCGCTCCTGTTATGGAGTAGGTATTTCCATCCTTGAATCGAAGTGTACCCGATGCCCACGCAACGACGGTATTACTGCTTGCACTCCATGCGCCGTCATAGGTCCAGCCCTGTATGCTTATATCCTCGAAGCCGTTCACCACTTCCTCTTCTACGGTTGTGAGTCGGTCACCGTCGGTTGGTGAGAGTTCGGCGAGTGTTGTTGGTTTGTCCACCACCTCATCCCAAAGCACCGCCTCCGGTAGGTCGGTTTCTTTCAGTGCTTCAGGTTCGAAGTATGTTTTTTCAGTCATGTTATATGTCGTCTCCAAATGAGAAGTATGTGTAGATGCCTGCCACCTCTGGACTGGTGTTGCCTGAATGGTAGAGCTCTACGCGGACTTCGTATTGTTCACCCTGACCTTCGAGGTCGAAGATACCTTTCATTTCCCCGGTCTGGTTTATGGCATCTCGTTCGTCACTCATCGTTGCCGGTATCCAGCCGTTTGCATCGTCTGCCGCCTGCCCTTCTGTGGTAAGCCTGGTCACTCGGTACCGCACCTTCACTGAGCATCCTGCGGGGAGTGGTTGTGCGAGGAGTATCTTCACGTGTCTGATCAGCTTTTCGTTCTGCTCCTTTTCCATATCCATCTTGAGTGATTCATAGATGGCGTCGGTCTTGTTTGCGCTGTCGGTTATATCAATGCCGTATGTGCTTCCATCCTTCCATGCCACGTACAGGTCGGTATCATCTGATGCCATTGCTCCTATCTCGGTCCCGGTAAGCTTTCCGTGACTTGGTATGTATTCAAGGTTTAGCGCACGGGGATCGTTCAAACTAAGGCGTCCCAGGCTGTACACGCCGTTCTTGGAGCCCCCATTCATGCCTATATGGGGCAATGTACCGTATTCGGCCACTGCGCCCGGATATGCGCTTGCGGTGCCTGGTATTACCGTAAGGGGAACGGTGTCCCCGAAGTTCCAGTATTTCAGTTTTCCTGCGGTCCCTACCTGGGCTACGATGCCTTGCTCGTAGATGCTCATTGCATTGACTCCATTGCCCTGGGCTGGCTTCTTGTCCTTCCATGAATCCTCTGTACGTCTCCAGGTTATGAAGTATCCCTCTGGTAGTGTCCGCATTTTAACTCCGGTTATTACCAGGTCATTCCTATCGAGGAGTGCCCTGGTCTGCGTGCCGGTTGGCATGCGGAGAGCCGCGTTGTTGAATGCGTCCTCATAGTCGTACATCGCGAATACGTCGCCATCGCAAATTATAACCACCCCTATTGCTACGCGCATGGTGTGGAAGTCTCCCGATATGCCGTTGCTGAATGAGCCCACCTCCGTGATGTTACCGCTCCATGTTCCTCCTGCATTCGTGAGTGTTATTTTTTTGAGCTTGGTTGCTGTCGCATAGAGTATGAAGGTGTTTGATGTTGACTTGAATTCGCATGCACCTGAAATTCTGCCGTCGCTGTCTGTGTATTTAAGGGTCCACGATCCTCCTGAAGCCTTGCGGTATATTTTGCCGGTGTCGCCGAATGCATACATTGCTCCGTCTGATGACTTGAACATTGCGAGCGCGAGGTCTACAACGACGCTTCCGCTATCCTTCTTCAGTGCCTGGTTACTCTTCAGGGTATTGTTCTCGCGTATGTTTAGTCCCTGGCCGAACGCAAAAGACCCCTTTACACCCTTTGATGCAAGAGGTGAAATTCCTCCATTAAAATCTTTTATTGATAGTGTATTGAGGTCTTTCATATTTTTGTATTATCCCCAGCGGGTTGATTTTGCGGTCCCTCCTTCTCCCTTTGCATCCTCTACGTCGCTCTGTGCCTTCAGCTGTGCTAGGAGCCCTACTCCCGGGTCTAGTACCTCGAGCAGTTCCGCCTTTGCTTCCGCATATTGCTTTGCCTTTCTCAAGCACGCCGCGAGCGCTATGCGTACAATGCTCTCGTCAAATTCTTCAGGAGTGATTGGTTCGTCATCATTCCCCATGTCTGCCAGGTTCTTCCATCCCTTCAGTCCGTATAGGTTCATCTCTTTGTCGTCCTCTGGGATTGGGTATAGGTGGAATTGTCCGTTGTGATTTGTGAATACGGGATCTGGGTCCTGTGTTTGTATCCGCTCCTGGAATGTCTGCCAGTTCACCCGGCGTCTTCCTGCCTGCCCTTCCGGGTACTCTTCTCCTTCGATGTCTATCTGGTAGATGCTATTCGGTTTGAAACGCACCACTCCTCCCGGATAGTCATAATAATTTCTTTGGTCTACGGTCTGGCGTTCGAGCGCGAGCTCAAGGAATCCCCAGCGGTAGTATCCACATACCGTTTTCCCTGCAGAGTCCAGCCACGCTATCTTCATTGTCGAGGTCCAGAATCCTGATACGCTTGCGGCGCTTATTCGGGAGTCTAGGTCTGCGAGTAATTCTGATTTAGTCATGTGGGTATTTTACATTATAATCGTCTTCATCACCATGCGGGTTGTACTTTACATCGTAGTCGTCCGCATCTCCGTGTGCCGGGTACTTCACCTTCCAAAAAGGTGCCGATAAGGTCACCACTACGGATACGGCTACGGTGAATGTTTTCCCAATTATCCTTCCTATGCTTGCGGTTGCGGTTGCTCCGGCGTTCATTATTACCACGCGCACCCGGGTGAGTGTTGCGGTGGTGGTTACGGTGGCACCCAGCGTCTTCAGTATGGTTTTAAATTTGTCTATGGTGCCTGTCGCTGTCGCTCCAGCGTTCAGTGTCTTTCCCCATATCATCGCCTTTGTGATACTTGCAGTTGCTGTGTATGCCGCATTCAATGCCTGTAGGTAGGTCCTGCTTGTTGCCAGGGTCGCGGTCACGGTTGCCGTTGCTCCGAGCGTCTTTGCCATCTGTTTCAGTATCGCGCCGGTTGCTGTCGCGCCTGAGTTCAAGCGCTTTGACACCTGGCGTACGAACGATGCAGTACCTGTTGCTGTCGCACTCAGGGTTTTTATTATGGTCTTTAATGCAGTCAGTGAACCGGTTGCGGTTGCTCCGGCGTTCAGTGTCTGATTGTATGTTTGGGCGTTCGTCGCCTTCATTACCAGCGCCATCATGGAGTATCCGCTGTCTCCTGGTGTGTTGTTGGTCCATGATATGGATGAGGAGGACCCTGTCTTATACGATGTCCCGCACTTACGGCCTCCGTTCTGGATACCTACGTTCTGGATCTGGGTATCTGCCGTTGTTATGTTTACTCCATTGAACTGCGACGCTATACCGCTTGTTGTCATGTCACTTGCCCCTGCAGTAATACTTAATGTTGCCGTACTCCATCCTGCTGATGCTGAACCCTTCACTGAAGAGTACCCACCACCTACTACCCCGGTCGCGGACTGTGCGGTTATTGCGTATGACACGCTATCGCTTAGGTTCCCGGCGATGGTTGATACTCCAGTCGCTGGGTTTGCGAGGACGTACATCGTCGTGGTCATGTACCCGTTTGTTACGGTATCCACAAGCGTCATTGATACTCCGCCCCATGTCGGTGCTCCTGACGGCACGCCTCCTCCTGAGCACTGCACTATCAGGAGTGCAAAGCGATCCGAACCGGACACGCTTCCACTACTGAACGAGAATGACGAATTGCTTCCCGTGGTGTTTGATGAGGTTGCGGTTGTGTTCGATGCTACTGCCATATATGGCGAGGGGAGGACTCGAACCTCCTCTGTGTGCCACTCCCGCGTAGTCTAACAGGCGCCTGTTAGCCTTTTAGCTAATTACGATGTTAACCGTAAACGCTATGCTGTCCCCGTTCGCCAACGCTATGCCGGTGAAGTCTCCGCGCACATACATATTTCCTGATGATGATGCGTCAAAGAGTCCAGCCTCTGCAATAGTCTGTGATGAGGACGATGTTATTGTCCCAGTCACGCGATAGGTGTCGTTCGTTACCGTTGTGGTCACTACGGACTTCGTACCGCTTACGCGTGATTCAGCTGAAGGTGTCACGAGCGTTGTCTGTGTCGCCGCCGCTGTCGTCGTTCCCGTTCCCCAGTGTAGGTATACGGGCGCTGTCAGCTGTGTGTTGTTGATGGCGCTTGTGATAAGTGCCTTCGCTGTGTTTGTAAATGCTGTTGCCATGGTGTCTTTTTAGTTATGAGCGAACTGTACGCTTGCCGTACCTCTCTCGCTCGATGCTATCTCTCCCAGGTTCTCCCATCGACCGGTCCATTGTACTTGACGCTTGGCTAGGAAGAGGAAGAGTGCTTTCGGCATCCATCCTGGTCTCTTCGCCCAGTCAATTCTGAACACGCGGGCCTGTATGCTCACCTTCGGTTGTGTGTGTGCTTCCTGCATACTTAGTATGCTGGTCCATTACCTCCGTCCACCTTGTTCGCTTTCTCGATGCGGTTCTTTCGAATAGCTTCGATTATCTCCTTGTTCTTGGTTTCCATAGTCACTCCGGTGACACCTTCGTCCGTTGCTATCTTGATGAGGTCCACCTTTGGTGTGTTTGGAAGGAGTCCGTCTGACTGCTTGCTTCCCTCCTCGCTTGCGTTTATCTTTGCCTCCTTTGCCTTCAGCGCTTCCTCTCGTTCCTTAAGCTCACGCTCCTTGGTCTCGAGGTCCTTCATCCATTCGCCTCTGTCTTTTACAACGTCCTTGACGTTGTCCTGGACGCGGATGTATACGGTACCGAATGACTTCTTGTCCCCTTCGAGGAAGTCTACTAATTCTGGATCGGTCGTTTCAAAGATGCCCTCTACGAATCGGATGTCTTTGCCCGGGACCGTCACTATCCTGCCGTTCACCTCCTTGGTGTAGGTAGAATTTACAACGATACGGAGCGATGTATATCGCGATATGTACCGTGCTGGATTATGGTCGTCTTGCATATAGTTGGTTGTGTTTAATTATAATGGAGGGTCGTACCGGCCCTGCAGGAAGCATTAAGACTGACGGCTCAATACTTCCTGCAGGGTCTGTTTCCAGACCTCTGCCTCCTCCGGCTGGATTAGAGTCCTGCCTTTGAAGCGATCGCATGTCGAGATTCTTGCTCGAACTGAAGGCCTACCTCTGAGAGGTATTCCTCGATCTTCTCGTCGTCTCCATTCCCTTGACGGTCTGTAAAGAGTTTGGTGTCACGACCAGTAAGATACCGATACGTGAGGGCTTCCATGTCCACCACTACGCAGTAGTTCCCATAGGTTGTTCCTGTGAGAAGGTCGTGCTTGATGATGTTCAATGTACCGTGAGCCGATATGTAGCGAGTGATGAGAATTCCGAAGGTCTTCTCAGACTGCATGATCTGCACCTTGTTCTTCGCCCATTGGTTAATTTGCGAAACAAAGGCCGCTGATGCATATGCGTACTTCTCGGTGTTGCCGTTGCGAAACGCGTCCTCGAGGAATGTCTCGAATTCTGCCTCCGTGTCGATGTTAGTCGCCGCGTAGGTCACAATTTGAGGGATGACTCCTCCCGTGAAACGCTGAGGCTTACCGTTGATAGGGCCTGTGATCTTCGCTTTCTTTCCAAAAAGGAAAGCGCGCTCGATGTCGACCATATGTTCGATACCCTTCTTTCGTCTCTGGTAGTCGAAGTCATTTTCCTTGATGAACGTCTTCGTTGCCCGTGACGTTTCAGTCACTCCGAATGGTGTGCGGAAGATCTGACAGTATCCTGTCTTCTCTGTCGCTGTCGTACCCTTGAGGGCACGAAGGCCCGCGCCTTCTTCGTTCGCGTTACCGATAATCCAAATCGTCAAAGACGAAAGGTCTACGGTTCCGGTTACGCCACCAAGCTCATTTGAAAGCGTGAGTGTGTCTGTCGATACGCCTGTTACCAAGAAGGTATAGCCGGATGCGACAAATTTGATCACGTCATTCACTGAGAAGTTGACGCCTGTTCCCGTTGCTACAGTTACAGAAGGAGTCGATGCAATGTTCTTTGAAGTGTTGCCTGATGCAGTAGCGCCGTCTCGGGTGCCGAATGTATCCTCAAACCACTTGAACTCTGGATCGGTTGTCTCCTTTTTCTTGAGTGACTTCTTCGCCTTGGTTACCGGGTCCATACCTTTCACATTCGATAGAATGGCAAGCATTGGATACCGTCCAACGTTGAGGAGTGATACTACGTCTGCGACGTCGTACTTTCGTCCTGCTACGCTTGAAGTGTCTCGTGTTGTACTCATGATGATGAATTCAATTACTGAATAATAGATTCCCGGTTGACCCGTACCTCTAAGTACCTGCCTGGTCTCTGCACCGTTTTGGATTTTCCTTCGGGTTATCCTGCGCGGGCCCTTGGGGTCTTCAGGCGGGTGTGCTCCGCCACAATGTACCTATCTAGTATAGCAGACTCTGGATTAGAGACCGCCCAGGATTGTGGATGAACCTCCTCCTGCGTTCATCATCCCGTCGATTATCTTGTCCCGGTCTGTCTTTACTTTCCCCGCGTCTCCTCCGTCCTGCTTTTCCACCTGGGTGCGTGGCTTCTTTTTTACCACCGTAGCGGTTTCCGTTGCGGGCTTGATTGCCATTGCCTTGTCTGCCTTCTCGCAGGCCTCCTTCAGGGTGATGACTTTCTTGTTGGCACTTCCTGCCTCTATGATCGAGAGTACTATCTCGCGATAGTCCTTGTTCGTTTTGAGGTGCGGGTGTGCTTTCGTTGCCTGCTGTATCTCCCGTGATACATTGGACTTTGTTTCGTTCGACCGTTCTATCGCGTCCCGGGCTATCTGGGTTGCGCGTTCGGTTATCTTCTTGTTGAGGTGGATTGCGAACTGCTTCGGTGACATCTTGCTTAATTCCTCATCGGTAAGTCCGATGTCGAACTCGTCATCCTTGCCGTCCTCCTTCTTCACGGTGACGTTCTTCTTCGCGAGGAAGTCCTGGGCAAGCTTGAGAGCTTTCTGTCCGATCATCCCCTCAAGATTTTTATACATCTCGATGAGCTGTTCGGGTGTCTTTCCCTTGAACTTTGCCATTGGATCTTCTTCGGATGGCTTCTTTTTTTTGCCACCCTCTTCCTCCTCACCTTCCTCTTCCTCGCCTTCACCTTCGCCACCCTCTTCCTCCTCTTCAGATTCTTCCTCACCCTCGCCACCTTCCTCTTCCTCACCCTCTTCTTCCTTTCCTGCGTCGTCATCTTCGGCCGAGTCGTCTTCTTCTATTTCGAAGTCGTCCTCTCGGTTCTCGTTGATTAACATAATGAATTGTTTCAGTTTATTGGTCGAATAATACTATTGGTTCTCCGGTCCCCAGGGTTCTTTCGTTCCCTCTCTCGCTTTCGTGAGACGGCTGAGGAATGTTCCAGCCTTCTTCGCACCTTTCTTGATCGCCCGTCCTGCACTCATGTATGGCGATTCAAGGAGTGCATCTTCTTGCGTTGTAGTGCCGGGACGATACCCGCCTGATGCGTTCTCCATGAGTCGTATGTTTCGCTCACGGTTCGCATCATTCACTCCACGCTGTTTCGCTTCGAGGGTGTCGAGGCCTTTTTTTACAATGCCGGTACCCTTGTTGCGTATGTCCATTAATCTCTTTTTGAAGTCATCCATAATCATTGGTTGTTTAACGCCTGCTCGTGTGCCTCCTTGATCTCATTTACGATCTCAAGGACGCGCTCGAGTCCGTTTACTTTTTGGATACGGGATATGTATTCCGACCCTATGTTCTCGAGCGACCGCCCATCAAGGTCTATCTGTCGCAGTTCGTGGAGGCATTGGAGTACCTCTTCCTTGATGCGCGATGTGATGATTGTCCATCCCTGGCATCGTTCCAGTTCCTGGATCATCTCCCCCTCCTCGATCGCCTTTTCCATAAGCTAGTCTTCTCCCGCTTCTTCATCAGGCACTGGCATGCCTTTTTGTTCTTCTTCTCCCAAGCCTCCCATGCCGGGTTCGCTCTCCAGTGCCTTGATGTTTTCCTCGACCTTTTCAAGTATTTGCTCCTTGGTCGTGAGTGTTTCGTCTGCGAATGCTGACTCTACTGCACTCGTCATTTGCTCCTTCAGGGTTGCCTTATCTTCGGGTGTTATTGGTTTTGATTCCATGATGTGTGTGATGTACTTACTCGCTTATAATGGTTACGCCTGTACCGGGAACGGTGTCGCCCAGTTGCAGAGGATTGCATCGATGTGCATTTCCGCTGTCGGTGACGAGCCTCCGGTGAAGTCTATGCTTGCCCGGATGAACTTCTTCGTGCGTGTCACCTGCTTTGTGTAGATGGTGTCTGCTACTACGGTTTGTGATTCTCCGCCAAGACATGTTGATGCCGATGCGAAGTCCGCAGTATCGCTTTCCTGGATTATCACCGCTACGCTGTCTGGCGTATTGGCGATGTTTCCTACAGCGATGCGTACGAGTGCTGTGTCGTACTGTTCTCCATCGCGTCCTCCTGAGAGTGTTGCACCTGATACGACGTTGCCGGTTCCTGACATTGCCTCTGAGAGTGTAATGTCATTTCCTGCCTTTCCTGCCGCACGTGCGGTAAGGGTGATAACGTCTGCTACCGGTGTTGATGCATCTACGGTCTTGTTGCGCGTCATCGATGTCGCATAGTCCGTTCCCGGAGTACCTCCGTCAAGGTTGATTGCCGCCTTGAGGTTCGCCTGAGTGAGAGCCGCTGATGCTCCGATCTTCACGTTTCCATCCACGTCCGTGAGGGATGATTGGAATGTGTAGACCTTTCCTCCGATTGTTACGGTGTGCGTGTTCGATGGGTTTGTCGGAATGGTTACCGAGCCCGTCGCCGCTACCATGCCGTGGGTGTCCACGGGTGCTCCTACTGCGTCGCCTGATACTACCTGGATTGGAAGTAGTGCGATGGCTCGGATGTATCCTTCTAGCATTTTCATAATGTGTATGTGATTAGTTGTTTGTTAATACTCGACGACGTTCACTGTGGCGGTGCCTCCGTCTCCCAAGAATGAGAGGTAGGATATGCTGTCGTCCAGTGTGAACTCCTTCGTTGCTCCTGCAGGAACGTAGTCGTCGTAGTTTCCTGCCAGTCCTCCTGCCATTACCGACCCGGTAAAGGTGAAGTGTGAGGTGCCTGCTTGGGTTGTCGCGATTGCGTTTCCATCGGTGCCGAACTTCTTCGCACTGATGACGAACGCATGCGAGGTGATGGTTGTCGACGCTACGACGTCGGGGTGTTCCAGGGTCCCTGTGTAGTAGTCGGTACCGTCTCCTACTCCGGACGCATTGATTGCCTTGATGAGGTTTCCAATGTCCGCGTCTGCACTCACTCCTCCGCGCTTCACGTCATATGCCTGGGCTGGGGTGTTCTTGAATCGGTACACGGTGGTACCGATCGTTATTGTTGCCCCGTCTGCAGGCTCGGTGTTGTCGCTTGTGAGCGTTGTGGTTGCTCGTACCGCCGCCGCCGCTACCCTACTGAAGGCTACGTACACCGGATTGGTGATGGCTATTACCTTCACGAGCCCTGCGAGGCTGTTCAGATAGTAGTCTTGCTCCTTCTTCCAGGTCGTTGTCGCGCTGATGACGCCACGTGCCAGGGATGCTATGGCGAGGAGTCCGGTTACGAACCCTGCCGGTGCTCCTTTTGCTTGTGCGTATGTGTAGTTTTTTCGTTGTGCCATGGTGATAATGATTACTTGCTAAAACGTTGCTTTGCTCGTGCTATGAGGTTTGCAAGGAATCCTCCCTGCGGTGCCTCTGTCATGCCCGTTGTCGCTCCTTCAGGAGGTATAAGGGCTTCGGGTCCGGGGAGCCCCTGTCGTATGACGTCAGGTACCGGATTATCCGCTATCCCCTCTGCGGGTCCGTTGGGTATCCGGGCCGTCATCTCTGGCGGTGCGGTTGCCTCCTTCACAACGGGTGCGGTCTTCTTCAGTTCAGGTGCGAGGATGTCCGCGTATTCCTCGTATCCCATTTTCTCTACGATGAGTTTCTGCAAGACGTTCTTCTTTTTCTTCCATGCGTCCATCTCTTCAGGGTCTCCGCCTTCAGGCTTGTCGTCTACCACGAAGAGTTTGTACATCTCGAGCACCTCCTTGCTTTCCTGCTCTGCACTCTTCTCCTTCTTCGGTACGACGTCTACGGTTGCATCCACTTCGATGTTCTTGTCCTCCTGCGTGAGCTTTCCCCATCTCACCTTCTTGCCGAGGATGCGGAATGATTTGTCTGCTCCGAGGAACTCTCGGTTCATTTGGATGAATGCGTTCGCAAGCTCCCCTATTGCTATCTCCATTTGTCGTACGAGGAGTGAGAACCGGATGTTCGTCTGCATGAGGAGTATCTCTACCTTCGATGCCGGTTCCTGGTTTCCTTTCGGCATGCCTGATGTGTACTCGCTCAGTGCCAAGGATGTTTGTATCTCGCGTCTGAGAAGATTGTCCTTCTCTACCCATGCACGTGAGATGTCCGGACCTCTTTCTATCACCACATCGTCTGCCTTTTCTAGGTACCATATCTTTCCTGGTCCGTGTACGATGTCGCTGTCCTTGTATCCCTTACCCTTGCGTACCTTCCTGATTGGATCGAGTGAGAATACGATGTCGTCCATTGCCTGGTTGCGTGAGTCCGCTATCTCATGAATGGTGGTCTCTACCGGCTCGAGGTGGCTCATCGCGTAGTACTCCCAGTTCAGTGTGATGTCCGGCAAGTCGATGAATACCTGTCCGCCGTTTACCTTTGAGTATGGATTGTCCTCGTTGCGTCCTACTTCCTTTCTATTAAAAATTGTGACGAGCTTCCCTTCTACGTGGTCCCAGCATTCCCATATCTCCACCTGCTTGTCTCCTGCGTTCTTGTCCGGTGTCGATGTGCCGTGTCCGGATGTTTGGTCGATGGCATTGTCCTTGGTCTTACGGTCATCTATCTGCCCCATCTTGAGCGTATTGATTTCGTAGCGTGCCCGACGTGGGTCGTCCGGTGTCTCACTGCCTTCTTCTATTTCCTTCCATCGTTTTGACTTTATGAGCGGTATCACCTTCATCTCTCCCGTTGCTTCGTCCAGTTCATTCACGGTGTATGTAACCTCCTCTCCACGGTCAAGTTCCGCCTTCTCGATGACGGCTTTTGATTTGAATGCTTGCTTGATTTCCCAGCGTGAGTTCTTCAGGCGCTTCATTGCCTGTGGGTCTGGGTAGAACAGGAAGTTATCCACTACCTCGATGTATGGGTCGCCGTCATCTCCTCCATCCCACATGATTTGAAGTACGCCGTTTCCGAATAGGAGCTGTGCATTAATCCATTCGATCTTCTTGTCATCGAACTCAGTAACCTGGAGGTCGTACTCGACGATGTCATCCCAGCTGTCGATGGCGTTGCTTCCGATGTGCTCTTGCTTTGTTGGGTAGATGTTGACGCTTATCTCTGCTGATGCGAGGCGTGGCTTTACCGTCTCGATGATTTCGAACCCTGTCGGTGGCATGAGGCTTGTGCCGTATGCGTAGTTTGTTGCCGCACGATATGCGCGGTAGAGCTTGTACATGCGGATGTTGCGGTCGATGTATGCGCGTCTGAATGTTTCGGCACGTGCGAAACGTTCCGTCCACAAGGACACAAGCTTTTTATTTTTCTCTTCCTCGGTGTCGTCAGGCTTCAGTCCCACTGCTTCCTGGTCGGGAAGCTTGGTCTCTGGCCTGGTTTCTATTTCAGTTGCCATAGAATGTTGTGCCCCAATAATAGCACCCTGTTACCCTGGTGTACACAAGCAGGGGTGTGCGTATCTCTACGCCTCCGCTTTTGCCTTTCTCGCCATTGCTATCTTGAAGTATATGAGCGCATGCAGGAGGTCATCCTTTCCGGTTGATACCCATTCGCGTTTCGGTATTCCCAGCCGGTCGGTTACGGTCCGTGCATAGGTTGTTTCCACGTGCTCTATGAGCATCTTGATTGCTTCGTCATGCGGTCCGTAAAAGAACCGTATACGTCCATGCTTCAGGTCCTCGAGCAGTAAGTCCATGATTCCGTCCCGGTCAGTCAGTACGCGTATCTCTTCCTCGAAGTCTTTCTGTTCGTCGGTGAATTCGTCATCGCTCCATCTCATTACCCGGACGCCCTTTGGATCGTCTTTGTACCAGTTCACCCACACTCTTCCCGGGAATTGCTGTGCCGCCTTGATGCTGTCCTGGGGTTTGTATCCTCCGTCTATCACGCAGTACCGCACGTCGTACGCTTCCATGAGCTCCGCCCAGCGTTCCCACTTGCTTTGTCCGCGCTTGCCCTGGCTCTCGATGTATTCGTCGCTGTCCCGGACTCGCGCTATGACGAAGATGCCCTCCTCGTTTCCGATGTGTAGGTACAGCTCTCGCTCCTGGACGTCTACGCCCATGCATGAGTTCAGTTCGATGTGGTCCTTCGATGTGAGGTTGCGTAGTATGAGGTCTTGTCCGATGCGTGAACCGCTCGAGACGTACGGCAGTCCCAGCTTGTGGTTGTAGAAATACTCCATCGTCGCTTCGTTCTTTCCTGCCTTTGCGTCGTTGTAGTAGTCCACCAAGGAGGAGCATGGTATCCACGGGATTATCATCTGAGTTATGAAGTATCCGTGACGCTTCCTGTCCGGGTACTTTGCCTTCCACCTTCCTGTCCCTCTTGGGTTTACAGTGGTCCGTGGTCGTATCACGAGTGGGTCTAGGTCTGCTCCGCATCCACTGCATACGTATACCTTCCGTTCTAGGCTCACGTTCTGTGGCCACTCCATGTGCTGTTCCTTCTTGCATGCCTCACAGTTGAATCTCCAGTGTCTCTGGTCGCTGTCCTGCATTACTTTATTGATGCCGAAGTTTGGAACGGTTGGCGTGCTTATCCAGCGTCTCTGTCTTAGTGACGCTTCCCCCTCGAGTCGTGAGTCGTAGATACCAATCTGGCTCATGTCGCTTTTGTCGAGCTCGTCGTATGTGTTGCGGTCTGATGAGAGCATGAGCGAGTCGCTCTCTGACTTGGTTCCTTTGAAGTATAAAAATCCTTTGTTGAATTGTTTCTGCCCGATGGCGTCCACCTCTTTGTTCTTCAGCCCTGCCTTGATGGTGGGGTTCCGCTTTATCATTTCGTTGACCTTGCTTGGTACGAACTTCGTCACCGCGTCCGATGTGGGGAGTGTGTGGATCTGGTTGATGCCGTGGTACTTCGCATCGTGTAGTTCCATGAGTATCGCCCACGTCGAAACGCCCGCTTGCGAGGGCTTCTGTACGGCTATCTCATCGGCTGTGTCTGCGTAGAGTGCTTCGAGAAAGAAGTGTGGTGCCCGTGGTCCTACCTTTATGCGACGCCCCTTCTCATTTACTATCTTCTTTTTCCGCACCCATACCAGCGTGTGTGCCCGGATGAAGCCTTCCATTTTGTCTTTGATTGAATCAATCATCTTCTTCGTCTTCTAGCGCCGCGAGGTATGCCTTTGCTCCTGCTATCTCTGCTTTGTTCGGGAGTCTCTGCTCCTCTTCTGGTATCGCATCGTTCGACACCTCGACGCGTTGTTTTGCCCTTCCTAGTGTGCGGTCCAGGAACTCTTTCGCCGCCGGTATGCTCTTATTCTTCAGTGCTTCATGCCGGAGCATTTCCAATGTGGCCCGGAGTGTGGACTTCTTTGTTTGGGTGCGCTTCTGTGTCTTCAGGTTTATTTCTATAACGTCTACGTCCTCTACCAGTATCTGGTCAATCATGGCGCTCACTCCTATAGCGTCCAGTCTTTCGCCTTTTGTTATCCTTCCTGAACGGTCACGTCTCCCGCCATTGCCACCCTTTGGCACGTAGTTCCTACCACCTTTTGCAGGTTTTTGTTTTTTTTCAGTTTTCCGCTCTGCTCCGATACCCTCCTTGTTAGGAGTTTGCGGGGCCGTAGCAGTTGCTATCGGTTCTCCCTGTTTCATACCCCGAAAGTATACCATGCCTGAAGCGTGCACAATAAAAGCCCCGTGTATTACTTACATGGGGCTTGGTAGGTGGTGGAGCACCCGCTAGCGTATGAAGGATCAAGAGTCTCCTGTGTGTATCCCATCGCTATTGGGTGCTCCGTATGTAATTGTACTATGTTCTTTGTGGACCGTCGAGGAGTCGAACCTCATATCTTCCATGGTCCCGCGTCACTCTCAGCGCGGGGATGGATGCTTGCCCGTTAAGCTACCGGACCAAATAGCGGGAGTGTCTCCACCCTCCCGCTACCAGCCGTGACGTTTAGTCACAAAATCGTATCGCGATACGCCTGCCCGTAAAGGACAGGATGCAATCCCGGTAATGTTCCGGGATTGTACCTGCTCTCTACGCCTGGTCTGTTCCCTCTATTCCTCTTTCCTTTCTGTCCTGTGTGCGTCGTCGTAGTGCGTCTTGCACTCCTTCCAAGTGTGCTATTGCCTGGTCGTTGTGTGATGACGGTACTGCCTGGTTCAGGTAGTATAGCCGATCCAAGAGTACGCTGACTACTGTCTCTGTGGATACTCCATCCACGAGAGTAACGAGCTTCCCGTCCTTTGCCTCCTCTTCTGATCCTGCAAATGATGCGGGTCCCTTCTCGATGAATTGGAGGGTTTGTCTCTCTCCTCCTTCAGTCACCATGCTGTACTCGTGTCCTGGATTGATTGCTTCGTATGGTTGAGCTTCCATACTATTGCCAGGTCACCGCTTTGACTGCCCACATTTGAGCTGTCTGCGTATCAGTAATTGCGACCGACAGCATGCGGAGCTTCTCTCCTTTCTCCGAATCTGCAATTGTTTCGTCGAGCTTGATGACTTCCCGCAAGTCATTGAGCTTGTCGATTGCTGATGCGAATCGTGTCTTTATCTCCTGTACTTCCATGTTCCCTCCCGGGTTGAAAGTTAAACCTACTGCTCTCTCACCGAATGTGAGATGTCTATTTGCGGCTAATCCTATTTCTGCCATTGTGCATTGTCTTATTGAATAAAATTGTGTCTGCTCCGATATGGGCAGAACGTATCACTGAGTCAGGAAGGATTCGAACCTACGACCCCGGCTTCCCCCAGTCAGGGCTGACCACACATCGTCAGTGATACATTCCACCCACATCATCCATCGCTCTTCCTCCACTTCCTTTTTGCTTTGCATGGATACCACCAGCAGTGGTATGTGTTTCTTTGCCGGTTTCCGTTTCTCACCCATGTATGCAGTCCAAGTATGCAGAGGATGTTCATGGTCCCTCCTTCTTAAATCCGGATCTCTTCAGCGCATCTATGACTATGGTGTCGAGCGTCTGTGCCCGGAACGCTTTCTGTACCACTCCAGTCTCCCTCTCTATGAGCTCAAGTACTGCCCCCACCATCCCTGCCTCCATGCCGTCCCACCTCGGTGGTCTTTGCTTGTGTGCCATATAGAATTGGAAGTTTCCGAGCTCACTGTGGAGCGCTATCATCTTTCCTACTATCTCTTCCGGGGTTGGCTGTGCCATGTTACTTGCTGGGATTAATCTCCGAAGCGAGAATTGAAAGGTCGATGATGTCTACCTTCCCGTCGTTGTTCAGGTCTCTGCTTACTGCGGGTACTACGATCGTGTTTGAATGTGTCGCAGTGTATGCCTGGGCTACTGCCATCGTTACGAATGATAATACTACGAGGCTTTGTACGATTGTTTCTTTCATATGCCTTCGATGAATTTAGAACCGATCCAGCGCCAGAGTCTTTCCGGCATCCATGTCGGTCGAGGTTTGATGTGCTCCTCGAAGCTCTTATAAAGTTCTTCTGTTTTCTCTTGTGCAAATTTCCGCATCTCTTTCCCGTAGAGTTGCGCCACCTTCCTTTGTAACTTCTTCCCGCTTTTGACCTTGCCGAAGTTGTCGACGATGAGCTTTATCTCCCTCGCCATTACTCCGGTGCTCACGTACTCTGCGTTCCTGCAGACCAGGCGTGCTTCCGGGGAGTCGGGTTTCGCTCCGCATTGTTCGCACGTTCTGTCTGCAGGCAGAGTATCCAGAGTGCCATGCCGGTGATGTCCGTTCTGGATCATCTGCCCTACTATTGAATCTGGCATTGCGTGTATCATAAGTTGTTTAGGGCTTCTTGATTGTCCCTGTTGGTTATGCTGTCAAGGTACCTTCTGTCTCCCATCTTTACCTTCATCTCGTTGAGCCTCTGCTCTGTGATGAAGTAGTCGCATTCGGCACACTTGCTTCCTTTGCCGTTTGGTTCCTGGGAGATTGGTCCGGAGCACCTTGGACACTTATTGTGTTGTAGGTTGCTCCATTTCATCTTATTTGCCATCGCTGTTCCGAGAGTGTCTTATGTGTTTCTCTCTTCCCCCATTGTACCAGTAGTCTGTATCCAGTCTATGCGTCCTTCTTCACGGCAGTGGATAACCTGGTCGCTACCTTCCCAGTGAGCGTTTCCCACCGCTCTATGATGGTTGTGCAGTATCCTGGGTCAAGTTCTATCATCGCGCATTTCCTGCCCATCTGTTCGCATGCGATGAGGGTGCTTCCGCTTCCTCCGAATGGATCGTATATCCATTCTCCTGGTCGCGTGTTGTTCGGTATTATTTTCCGGAGCAGTCCTACCGGTTTCATGGTTGGGTGAAGCTTTGAGCTTGATGGCTTCGGGTGGAAGATGACCGTCTTGCTCTTCGGCCGGTTCATCTTGTGGCGTCCGTGCCAGCAGTATGCCGCGACCTCATGCATTGGTAGATAGTCCTTCCTGCCCACCACGACGCTGTTCTTCACCCATATGAGCATCTGGCTGTAATAGAATCCGGCCGCGTCTATACCATTTCGGAGTGCTCGGAACATCAGGTCGCTGTTGAATATGTAGCATGCGTTATAACTCTCCAGTCGTCCCTTCACTGCATCCATCCATGCCTTGGTGAATAGTGCGTACTCTTCTTCTGTCTGCAAGTGGTCGTTCATGATCTCTTTCACGTTCTCCTTCCCCAGCTTCATGTGGTCTCGCTTCCCCTCGACGTATGCCACTCCGTATGGAGGGTCCGTCAGTATCATGCGAATCTTATCCGCATGTGACAGTAAAGAGTGGACGAATGTTTCATCCAAGGACGAACCACATCCCAGTATGTGGTGTTCTCCCAGCTCCCATATCTCTCCTGGTTTTATTTCCTTTTTCATTTTGGTATGTGTTTAAGGATGTGCGCTACCACGTCCACGTTGAATGCGTTCCCTAGTGTCTTGTATCTCTGGTTGTCGCTTCCCATTTCCGTGTACGAATCCGGGAGTGACTGCAGTCGTTCGCATTCTATTGGTGTGAGTCTCCGCACCCTATTGCCTGTAAATACATTAATGCTTGGCTTGGTCATAAGGTTCTTCACTTTGTTTCCCACCCGCCCTCTTCGGGTTCTTGATCCTGGGAAGCTCAGGTCTATTGCATCGCCGTCGTATGCTGTCGCGTACCCCTTCTTTGTCGCTTCCGGTATGATGAGGTATAGACCTGTCTTCGCACCAGTACCCCCCCCTCCGGCCTGCAGAGCTACGCTCTTGCCGTCAGTTGAATAGATGCGTTGTGACTGTGGCAGGCTTCTTCCCTGCCGCATCTTTTCCAGGATGCTCTGAAGCGTTTCTTCGCTTATGTAGTATTTCTCATCCACCTCTGGTTCTAGTATATCCTTGACGTAAATCTCCCGGTCAGTCGGCTGTGTCACTCCAGGTATGTTGGTCCAGAATAGTCGCTTGCGTCTCTGTGCAGATACCAATCCCGCATCGATCATGATGGGCTCCACACCCAGCTCTCTTGATATAATGTCCTTTGCTTCTTTTGGCATGCTTGCCACATTCTCGAGCACGAACCATGTGGGTCGCTCTCTCCGGAGCGTCTCGAGGTAGGTCCAGAATAGTCCGGAGCGTTCTCCATCAAGTCCTTGCCTGTTGCGCTTTGCAATGGATAGGTCCTGGCATGGTGACCCACCAATGAGTAGGTCTAATGTTCCTCCGAATGAGAAGCGGTCCTTGACTGTCTGAACGTCGCCTATTTGAATGGTGTCCGGGAAGTTCCTCTGTGCCACCTGTATTGCATACTCGTCTATCTCACTGGCAAGGTATGCCCCGATGGGAATGCCTGCCTTGTTCAGCGCCATACGTGCACAGCTTATTCCGTCGAAGTATGAGAGGACTTTGTATGGTGTGGTTATCATGATGTTACTTTTTTGTATATCTCATGTGTTGCTTCGCAGTCGCCGAGCGCCCGGTGTGCGCTGTTTTGTGTTATGCCCATCTCCTGACAGCATAGGGTTACGTTGTACTTCACTCCCTTGACCACCATATTCATGATGCGCGTTCCCCAATCGTAGAACGTTTCGTTCCAGCGCCGTGGCATGTTCAGCTTTCCTGCCTTGACGAATACTGCACTATCGAGTGCTCTCTTATTCAGGCTGTCAAGGAACAACTTGTGGTCTCCTACTGTATAACCCAGGGTCTTCGCCACGTGGTATGCAAGCCATTCGATGTCGAATCGAAGGCCGTTATGGGTAAGGTGCGGGATGGTCTGATCTGATAGCAAAATAGCCAGGAACTCTTCCAGGCATGTCTTGGGGTCCTTGCCCTCTGTATCTATCAGCTCCTTGGTAATGCCGGTCAGCTCCGTTATTAATTCCGGGATCTCAATACCATGATTCAAGAGCCAGCTCTTTCGTTCTTTTATTTCTCCCTTCTCTACGAGGAGACATCCTATCTCGAGTATCTTGCACTCTTCTTTTTGGAGACCTGATGTTTCCAAGTCCCACACGATGTATGTACTTGGGTATTGAATGTTCATATAATTTTCTTAGCTTTTTGATTTGTAAATTCACCCCATCGCCGGATGATGACGTCGACCATTATCGGGTCCTGCTCCATCATGAAGCACTTCCGCTTCAGCTGTTCGCAGGCGATCATGGTAGAGCCCGCTCCGCCGAAGAGGTCGAGGACGTTATGTCCGGGTGCTGTGCATCTCTTGAGTGGTTTCTCTATGAGTGTCACCGGCTTTTGGAATGCATAGTCGTAGGCATCCTTGCGGTCACTCTTGTCTATCCAGAGGTTTAAGTATTCCCATACGTCTTCCTGGATCTGATTGCCAGAGTCTATCTCCTTGTTGAGTACCTGGCTCAGGTTCTTTATGCCGGTGTTGATAAATGGTTTCCCGCGGGTCCCATAGACCACCGCTTCGTATGCCTTGTTGAATGCGTTCTTCGGAGTTACCTGCATGTCGCTCTTTATCCAAAGTAGCACGCGTTCTGTTTTCATCTTGTGCTCTTTAAAGAGTGTCTGCAGTAACCAGATGTCTCGTTCCTGTGTCCAGTAGAATGCGTGGCAGTTCGGCTTGGCGTTTGCCATTGCGTTCTCTATGGTGCTGTTCAGGAAGCTTGCGAATGTGCCCTCCTCTTTCTTTTCCTTCTTCACCTTCAGCACGTGTCCTTCGGCTAGGAGTTTGAGGGGGGGGGTCGCAGAAGATCATGTCAGCGCTTTCGCCTCCCATGAGCGTCTTCACGTGTGCTGGGTTCGATGCATCTCCGCACATGAGCATATGCTGGCCAAGCAAGTATACATCCCCGGTGCGTGCTTTTGGATTTTTAATTTCCCGGGCTCCGCCTCCTGGCACGTGGTCGTCATCTATCACGTCGACGTCGTCAAAGAATACCTGAAGGTCTTCGTCTCCGAATCCTACATCCAGGAGAAGGTTCAGTCCCATGTCGCGGAGCTTCTCCTGGTCCCAGCTTCCCACGTTCTTGTTGAGGCGCAGGTTGAGGCGCTTCTCTTCAGTTATTGTAAGCTCACGAGATGGCACCATAACATCCACGTCCTTGATGCCACGCTTCAGGTATAGCCTGGTGCGTTGGTGTCCGCCTATAAGAACGTTCTCCCGCTTCCCGATGTTCACCACCACCGGTATGACGGCACCAAATTCCCCGATGCTTTCATCGAGGTCGCGCTCTTCCTGCTCTGTCATCTTGCGCGGGTTGTAGTCGGCCTCCTTGAGGTCAGCTACTTTTCTTTTCTCAATTGTCCAGGATATATTTTTCATGACTGTTCTTTATTGACCGATTCGCCGCACCCTGCACACCGACCATGGTCGGTGATGTGGTGTGGACACTCTATCCCTTCGCCTTCTCCCGTTCCTTCTCCGCTTTCTGCTCCTCCACGATCATCTCCGCCACCTCCCTCAGTTCCGCCTGCTCCATCTCCAGTCTCTCTTCTCCTCCCTTCAGGGCGTCCGCTACCGTTGTTTTCTTCGGTTGCATTGTCTGGAAGTCCATCTCCTCCTTCAGTACCTTCCCCATGTCCTGCTTCTTCAGCACTCTGATGCGTGCCTCCAAGGTCAGTACTATCGCTAATTGTCTGTCGTGGTGGGAGACCAAGGTCTCCAGTCGGCTTTTTGTTTCCATAGAGTATTAATAGTGATTGTTCATGCGTCTGATAAAATGCGAGGATCTGCTGTTCACATTCGATTCGCTTGCGCGTGTCATCTATGAGCTTTGCCCGTTCCGTCTCCTCGAACGGTTCGGTCCAGCCATAGTACCTTTGAAGTTCTTCGGCTGTGCCATGTGTATGGAACGCCAGCTGTATGAGGCTGTTGGCGATGTTGCGTATCATCATTTTCTCCAGCTCAAAAAATTGTTGTGTTAGATTATTCTTCATCTTCGATTTGTAAGCCTGTTAAATCTGCCTCCTGCCCGCGCTCCTTCTCCCACCGGAGTATCGTCTTCTTCCGGATCACGCGCCCCACGTTCTCCCGTATGCCGGGGACGAACATGTTGCGGAATACTGACACTCCGTCCAGGGCCCGCATCTCACTCGTGGTCCGTAGCCTCTCTGCCTTGTCTGCTACCTCCTCCGGTGTGAGTGGTCTGTTCTGTATTGCCTCGTTCGTTCTTCGTATTGATTCTGCCACAAGTCTGTTGTGATCACCTTTGCATGTGCAGTTCCCCCGCTTCATGTGCCACTTGCCGTATGCACATTGCCATTCTCCTGACTTCACTCTGCAGAGGTCCTCGTACTGCCGGTGATTGTAGACGGCTTCCATCTCTGCCGTATTGATGGTTATGTTCCCCAGCTCTCGTATCTTCATGAAGCTGTGTCCTTGCTGATTGGATAGATGCTCCGATGCCCGGTCTCCGGTTTCCTTGCTCACCCAATGGATCAGTCCGCTCTTCATGAGGATGATCATCTTGTTCTCGTATATTGTTACCTGTGTCATATGCTTACTCCGGCACCCGTTCTGGATGCTGGCTTACTAGTATTATATTTCCCCGACCGTGACAGCCAGGTTGCTATCCTGCGCTTCACCTCGAAGGTCGGTTCTGTCTCCCATCTTTGTTTCTTCCCACTCTTCGTTGGCTCTGTCCAGTAGGCGTAGAATTTTCGGATCTCTTCTATGACGTTTTGCCGCGGTGCACCGGTGAGGTCTACTATCTCATTGATTATCTCCTCTCTCCATTTTGACGGTGTGCCACTTGGTGCGAAGAAATCCCTGGCAATGTCTCCCGGAGTCACCTTCTCCGGTTGTTCCTCAAATGGAATGATTGCTCCCGGTTCTATTTTTTCAGTCTTCACTTTCTTTCCTTTGGTCTTCAGGATTGGTGGTTCGTCTCCCTTTGCGTCCTTGGTCATGTGTACGAGTGCTTTTATTTCCTTTCTGTGTCGGTGCGTGTCGTCGGTGAATGTTCGCTTGATGAATCCGAACTGCTCGAGTCGCTCCAGTGATGCACCTACTGATCGCTCTTTGACGCATGCTACCTCTGCTATCGTCTCATTCGATGCCGTACATTTTCCGTTCACCATTTTTTCGAACCAATAGACTACCGCGTACACGTCTCCATCGCTCGGCCGTAGCCCAGGGTGTGCATGTACCTCGTATGGTTTTATAAGAAAATCTGGTTTGAATTGCATATGTTCCGATATGTCTTACGTCTCTTCTCTATCAGTGTACTCTCTTCCTGGTCATTTGGGACTCCCCATGTGGGGACAAGTCATCCAAGACGTGCGTGGAGACGTGCGCGTAATTGTTCTATTGCTATATCCTGTGCCCGTGCGTATCCGTATGCCCGTTCCAGTTTCCAGAATTCCTCGCTGTCCGGGAATTCAAACCCATTCGAATCGAACTCCGTTTCCTTCAGCGTCTCCAGAAACTTGTGCCATTCCTGGGTCTCTGTAAAATCTGTCGTTGACTTCCTTCGTCGCGTTGTCCTGTCTGTCAGTTCGACGTCGTATCCAAGTACGCGGTCGAGTAACGTCTCCCGTCCTACCTTCTTCATGTGTGGCGTCACCTCCTTGTCTGCATTTTCCTGGGTCTGTATGATCCAGTATTCTACAACGGGTCCATTGAAGAACTTCCTCTGCTGTTCTGTCTCAGGGTTATATATCTGGTATGTCACGCGAACCATTACGGAGTCGAACTCCGTCTCTCTCTCTGCCTGCAGTATCCTAAGCCATTGCTCTTTCCGCTCCATGTCTTCCGTACTCGGTGCAGTGATTCTGTGCCGGGTAACGTTATAGAATAGGGTGATTTTTTTGGTCTTCATAAAATTTGTTTAGCCTTTCTCTTTTCTTTATAAGGTCCTCTGCCTTGCTCCATCTCCGGAGTGTTTCGTCATCTGCACGATTGAGCATTATCCAATTCAGATAGTTGCGTACCTCATGCGTATCTGCCTTGGCATGTACGCTCCGGAGAAGTGGAAGGATGCACCATTTTTCGTTCACCCTTCCTTTGTTGCCGTTTGCGTATGATTCAAAGTTGTGATGCCACTCTACTCTCGAGGTGAGCGCTGATGCTCCTGTCACACAACATCGCTTATAGAACGGGTCCCGCTCCATCTCCTCCCTCAGCTTTTTAGGTATCGGTTTCGTTAGCATTCTTGATCATGAATTCAATCGAGTGTAGAAGTCGCTGGCATTCTTTCTCTAATGTGTCCCCGCCCTTCTGTGCATCGCGCTTCTTCTTAAGCTCCGCATGCATCTTGTTCAGTTTTCCTATGGAGTTCACTATCGTGATGTGCTTGATGTTCCCGAACTCCGGCTTAAAATTTATTTGTGGATTGTAGTTGTAGCTCATAATGTAACATTAATGGTTGTTCGTTTCTCTTCGGAGATATACTTCGGACCGAGAAGTTTTTTAATAAAAACTTCCCGTTCCTCTGGCGTGATACCTATCAGGCTCCACCATTTCCCGCAATAGCACATGACCACCGTCTGTACGGGTCCTGTCATGTTTGCACGCATTATTTCCGTCGCCTCTGCCCTTGTTATTTCTACTGGCTCTTTCATATTTCAATGACGGGCTTTGGGTGGTACTCGACCGTGTAGAGTCCTTTGTCATCCAGGAACTGCTTGATGTCTGGTATCTCGTGGAGTGTGCAGTATTGATCCAGGATCGGCTCTATGTCCTTCAGCGGTGACTTCCATATCTTGGTTGGTATCGGATACTTGTTTGCGAAGAACTCCTGGCACCGTTCCATGTTGATTCCGTAGTCAGCCTGCTCCTTCCGGTATATGAGCCCTCCCCCGTGTATGAGGTATGCAAATTTTGTATACCCTTGCTGGCCGAATAGGTGCTTCACCTCTGACAGTTTGAATTCGTGCCTGTCCTTTTCTATGCACCATTTGTACACCTGCCAGAGTGATTGTATGTGTTGTCGGTCTATCTGCCGTGCGTACCTCGCTATGGATCTTCCGCACGTCGCACAGCACTCTCTTTCTTTTTTCATACTTTGCATGCCACCTTAAAGATTGCAACGAACATAAAGGCCATGGACCACATCGCTATGTATGTTATACAAAGCCACCATGCGAAATTATATTTTTTCATTGCAGGTTTTCGTCGACGAGTCTTCTCGCTATCTTTTCGAAGTCCCCGTCTTCTGGTATTTTTACGACCGCGATAGCAAGTACTGCCACCGCTGTTCCCTTGCCCAGCTTCTCCGTTATGAATGTCTGATCCCCTACCCACGTCTCCACGTTCCCTGTCACGAACTTCATCTGTTTGATCATCTGTTCTTTAAGCATACCCAAGTTTAAGCAAGTGTTCGATCACGGCCATGCGGGTGATGCCGTATACCTCTCCCTGTTTTCCTTTTCCTACGTACCCTCCCGCGAATGGCACAATGATGAACCACATACTTTTAGATTATTATTCCTGGTTCCTTTGATAATTCCGCAAGCTCTGCCTTCATCCCGTTAATCTTTCGCCGATGCTGTTCCAGCGCGTTTCTGAATTGTGCAGTGTCGGTTGGGTTCTCTGCGCAGATTGAGTACTGGGTTTCCTCTTGTTCGATGCTCCACTTCAGTGCATCGTATCTGAATTGAAGTGGTGACTTTTCCTGTGTCAGTTTGAATGTGTCGACCTTTTTCCATAGTACGATCGTCTCCTCTACCTTCTCCTCCTTGAATTGTAGGCACGTCTCT